ACGACCTGTTCCAAAACAAAGCATCGAAGTTTGTTTCTCCAATTCTGTCATCAATAAAAGCTACTGATTTTCTGGCAAGTTCTTCTCTGGTGACTTGCCCTTTTGCTAATCTTGCTTCATTTTCCTTTAACAGTACTGGGAACTCTTTAAAGAATAACCCAACTTTTAACGCGGGAATGTAAGTATTGAATAATGGGTTTAAAATAACTTCATTCATAGCTGGCAAAGCTCTTAAAGCCGCACCAATATAGTTGTCTTTACCTGCGTGTTCTTTAAGTGCCTGAAAAGTATTTGATCTTAATTCGTCATGCTGTTTAAGTAGTCCACCACCGTTAAAAAAATCGTGAAGATATTGTGCTGCATCTGGTGTTCTCTCTAAGAATGCTTTACCAAATTTTGAGTTTTCAAAATCCTTTACGGTGGCGAACTTAATTGCATTGCGTCCAACGGTAAATGTAGTTTTCGGTGATAAAGGTGATTTAAGAATATCAATTATTCCTTGTCCTGCTGACTTAAAATCCCCTCTCAACCCAAGATTAATCATTTTTCTTAATCCAAGCCCTATATCGGAGCTGATACTTTCTAATCCTTCGGCAATAGCGTGGAAGCCGCTTAAACTTAATTCCACTTGTGTGTAAAGATTTTTAATTTCCATCAATCCTAAGCCAACCGAACCTATTGGCGTGCCTTTTTCTCTAAACCTATCTCTGCTAAGGAAGTTATTTAGTAAGCGTCCTGCGCCTTCTTCGATATAATATTCGCCTGTTTTTACAAGCCCTTGATCTGCCTTGAAGTAAACTTTTGAAATGTTGTCGTCAATAGGAACAAAAAACTCTGGTGCGCGTTCTCCGGTTCTTACAAATTGAATCATCTTGTCGCCCTTCAATGCGTCAAACATTTTTCTTGCAGTAACAAATTTCATCCCATCAGTATAAGCCATTTTAAACATTCTGATCGGGTTCGTACTGTAAGGTTCTCCACCCTTAGCAATACCTTCACTCATGTCGGTAAGAGTAGCTTGTTTGAAGAATCCTCTTGAACCCTGTAAAGGACGTTTGGTAAGGTTGCTCCAAAATTTAGGTTTATCGCTCCCAGGTATTACTTTCCATAAAACTCTAAAGTGATTTTCTTTCCAAGTAAGTGAAGGGTTGTATTTTAATATCTCATCATAAAGTTGCTTGTCAAGTGTTTTTAGGGCATCGGCAACATCTTGTAATTCTGGTGTTAATTGTTTTTCACCTCGCTTCATCCGGTCTATAAAATTAATCCGGTCAGCATCTTTCATCTTATCAAATGCTTTTTCAAGTCCACTTAAAGCCTTATCAACTGCTACGGATGCTTCGGTTCTTTCTCCTAATGCTCCCATTAAATGCGTAAGGGCTTTTTCTGAAACCCCTGTTTTGGGGCTTAAAGTATTAACTATTCCTCTAAGAGCATCTTTTAATGTTGAACCCAGCTTATTAAGTCGTGGGTTTACGTCATGCTCGAAAAGTTCATTTACATAAGGAACTGATAAACCAGCTTTGTATAGAGTTCCCTGTTGGTTTTTTACATACTCTTTACTTAACCTTCTTAAATCTCCGGTATGTATTTCTACGTCTGAATTGCGGGCTTTGTTGTAGTCTTCTACTGATTCTTCTGGATGAAGAATTTTGTAAACATCATAAGAGTTAGAACGTGCAAAAGCTACTTTTTGTATGTCGGCATTTTCGGCTCCTTGTTCGGAAGGATCAGTTCGCTTGGACGATCCGTTGTTGACTGATTCGGGAACTTCGGCTGGTGTCCGGGAATGTTCAATTTCGGGTTCTGCTGCCTTAATCTCATCACCTGTTTTTTTATCGCCAGCCCTGCTAATATTCTCTTGTCCGTCTGCTGCTGGTTCTGAAGTAGGTCGTTTTTCATTGAAACTGTTTTTTATGTTTTTGAAATCTTCCGGTGTATAAGGGAAGCCACTAAATAAGTGTTTGTAATCGTTTATATTGTCTGCTGTTAGTCCTTCGTCCTCTATAATCTTGTCGGCATCAGATTTTTTAATCTGGTCTTTAAATACTCGTTCTTCGGACTTATTGAGTTTTAATTCGGGCTGGATTCCTTTGTTGGCGTTCTCTAATTCAGTTTTGGCTTTATCAAAAGCGTCTTTAGTTTCTTTTACTTTGGTTCGTAGTGGTTCAAGCGCATCTTTTACTACGTTGGCATCGTTAGCAAAAGCATCTTGCTGAACGATATTTTTTTCGGGGTTAAGTAAATCGCCCTGCTTGGATTGTTTTTCAGAAAGTTTCTTTTCTGCTTTACTTAGGTCGGCTGTTGCTCGGTCATGGTCTGATTTGGCTCTGGCAAGTCCTTCTTCTGCTTCTTTAATCCTCTTAATACCATTGCCAGCCTCCGGCGCATTTCCGCTGCCTGTTTCTCCGGCATTTGGCTGATCTCCTGCATTACTTGTTCCGGTTTCATTTATTTGGTTTTTAAGTTCTTCATAAATTTCATCAAATTGTTTTTCGCCTACTTTATCCTGAATTTCCTGTATGCCTTCTTTAGTAATCGGTTCTTTAAAGTTCGCCAAATATTCTTCCGGTGTTATCGCTCCTGTTTGGGGAACCGTAGGAGTAGATACATCTACATCGCCTCTCTTATGAAAGTCATCTACTGCATCCAGTAAGGATTGCGCTCCGGCTGTTGGCTTGTCGTTCTGTACATCACTGATCGCTTTTTTGATTTGCGATTTAGTCATTCTTCTGCCGTCAGCATCTTTAACAGTAGGAAAATAATCAGAAGGATCAACGCCGTCTCTATTCGCCGCTTCGACTATTGTACCTACAAAACCTTTCGTATTTTCATCTCTCTTTGATAAAGGTACATAATCTTCAATAATAGCGTTATTACCTCCAGTCTTTTTTCTAACTTTATTACCGTTCTTATTAAATAGCCCTGCTACTCTTTTATCGTCATAGGTCAAACCTAACTCATTTGCCTGTAATTTTATTTCGTTTATTTCGTTTATTCTTCCTTTTGCGTTCTTTGGTTGCTTATCTAGAATATGAATACGATCTACAAGGTCATTAATCTTTTCTTGGCGTGTTTTTTCAGTAGAGGAAGTTTTAGGTTGATTTTCTGTTTTGGGTTTCAATAAATCTTCTACTGCTTTTACTAGCCCAGGATTTCCACCGTCTGCTTTCGCTTGGTGATATAATTCAGATATGCTTTGTGATTCGCTTTTTTTATCTCCTAATAACTTCTCTGTATGGTGGAATATATCATCAATTATAGTTGGATCTTTTACCCCAATTAATTTAGCAATCGCATTAATAAATTGATTAAAAATAGTTGGGGATTTCCCCTCAGATGGCAACTCTTTTAGTAGCCGTTGAAATTCTGGATTAGTAAATGTCTCTGATACAAACTCGTGTAAATTCGTGAACCCATAATACCCTACTTTGGCATCATCAACCTTTATTCCTTTTGCCTTTAACTTCTGTTTACTTTCGTTAAAAATTCTGTTTAAATTATCTATAGCGTCTATTTCATGCGATTTTAAATTTTCGTGATTACCATTCAGAAATTGAGATATTTTGTCGAAAGTGATATGGTGCAGAGCCTCGTGAAAAAAGGTCTGTAAATCTCCTTTCCCGCTATTAACCAAGATATGAAGTCTTTGAAGTTGACCGCCTATCCTCTCACCCAAAACACCTTTTAAGTTATTTATTTCAGAAGTCCTAACATTATTGAGATACGGCGCTAACACCTTAGCTAATTCTTCAAATTGTGTTCCTTTGGCCTTATTTAGGTATTCTTTAGTTTTAGAAACAGCATTGTTAAATATATTCTTTATTCTATCCCATAATGACGGGTTTTTATTTTGCACTTCATCCAACGCTTTTGTCGTGCTTTCTACATCTTTTAAAGGCTCATTGCTAACTTCTTTGGTTTCACGTGAAACGTTATCTGGTGCGGGTTCTACCTCATTTTTAGCGGGTGGTTCTTCGGTTTTATTAAGGTTCTTTTTGATAAAATTTTCAGCATTATCCGCTACCTCTGTATTCGGGTTTTCTTTGCCTTCGTTATTCTTCTTTTCTACGTCCGCAATGTTCTGTAATTCGGCTTTTAATTGTTCGGGGAAGTTCTGCTGTGTTTGTATGCTTTGCGGATCACTTATGTCTGCGTTCTTACTTATTTTTTTGGCTAAATCCTGTACTCTCTGTTGCGCTACTTCATCATAAGTTGGTTGTTCGTAAGGCTTTCCTGTGGCTTCATCTATTTCATGTTCAAAAGGTTTGCCTGTCCTCTGAATGTCTGCTATCTGTTGGTCAATAGCGTCCGTTTTTTGTTTATAGAAGTCTTTAAAAGAATCGTCTTTGGTTTTAGCTTCTTCGATTAGATTGTTTTTCTTCTGGATTAGTCCGGCTATTGAAGATTGCGCTTCTGTTGAAAGCCCGTCCGGTATCTTTCCTAATGCTTCTCTGTATCCGTTTAAGTCTGCTGTTACTTTTTGAGTAGTTCCTTGTGGTATATTCCCTACGTTCTCATTGGCTTGTAAAACGTTGGCAACGGTTTGAGGGTTTTCGTTCCTAACAATAGCATCTTTAAAGGCTGATTTTAGAATCTTTGGCATTTGTGGGAAGTGCATTATTGCAGTTAAAGCGGCTCCTGTTGTGGCTCCTTCTTTGAAAGATTCAAGAGAGTTTTTTAAAATGTCAGATTGCGAAGTTTTAATGCCTTGAAGATTACCTATTTCCTGTTCGGCTGCGGTTATTCCTGCTGATACGGTTCCTAAATGCACGCCACTGTTGATAATCTTATTTACGGTTTGCCCGATTAAACTTTTTGACTCAGATAAGATAGGAGTTTTGATTCCTGTTCCCATTAATGCCACATTCTCTATAAACCCCCCAAGCCCCCCAATAAGAGCACCTTTACCCGCTTCTTCCATATTCTCAACATCTGATCTATTAGGGAACTCTTTCTTTAAAATGTAAAACCGTCTTGATACTTCCTGCTGGATTCCTTGATTAGTCATATCTCCAGCCGTTAAAGCTATTGATAATGCCGTTGGTAGCCCAGAAAGTGACGCCCCCATTGATTCAGGTGCGGCGGCAACGGCTCCGGCTCCTATTACTGCTCCTGCTCCGGCCTTAGCTAAGAACGGTACTGAACTTCCTATTAAATGCCCTGTTGAACCTAATAAATTTGGCTTTTCACCGATATATGGAGATGGTTTTTGTTCGGATTGTTTTTTGTTAAGGTAATCAACTCGTTCCTGTGCCGTCATCTTATTAGCGAAATCATCCGCTTCATCGGCTCCGGTAGTAGCTTCGTTCCATCCGTTTTCAATGTTCTCTAAAAACCCTGTGGTACGTTCCAGTCCTGCTTCACCGTTCTTAGTATTTACGGTAGCGTCACCGTTTTGAACCTGTTTGACAAATTCATTTCTTTGTTGATTGTATTGTACTGATCCTGGTTGCGCATTAATGCCTTTTAATTTGAGTGCTTTAGATGTGGCGTTATCAATCGCTTGGTTGGTGTACGCTTCCTGTTGTTTTACCCTTTGAACGTGGTTTACATCAAAATCTACTTTTTCTAACGCTTGCGTAGGCGCTACATTAGCGGTATTGTCAACTACATTCTGTTGTGCTGTATGATTAAATCCGAAATTATTTTCTATTGAAGGTGCTTCGGGTTGTTGTTCGGTTTGTTCCGGTGCAGGATGAAGGTTAATAGATAAAGGTTTTTGAGCTTCACCCATATTTATATTTGCTGCAAATCCGGCAGGTTTGATATTTGATGGTCTTTGCCCATCAAAAACACTTTGAGCATCACCTATCGGCTTTATTCCTGCCTTTCTGATGTAGGTATTAAAATCTAAATTTGATTGATTAGCAGCGTCCAAAACTCCTTCGGCTGGAATTGTCTTACCGTTATACGAATAGTTGTCTGAAATAACTGAAATTCCAGCTTTTTTGATATAAGTATTTACGTCAAGATTAGATTGCTTTGCGGCATCATCAATGCCCGCTTGCGGAACAATTTTACCATTGTATAAGTATTTTATAGGTGGTTCTTGAATATCTCCTACTTGTGTATCTTCCATATTATTTTATTATCGGCAGACCAAATGAATTTGTTTTTGCTTTAGGGGTGTTTGCCTTATTCCCATTTCTTAATTCGTTGATTGTACCCTTTTTAAGCGTTTGATAAACATTTCTCTGAACCGCGTTACCGTTTATTTCTTTACCATCTTGTCCGATTGCATTACCAGTTTGTGGGTTATATTCCCATCCTTCAAATGTAGTCCCGTCTGGTTTAGTGAAAGTTCTTGGCGGTATAGGTCTTTCTCCTAAACTATTCGGTTTCCCTGCTATAATATCTAAGTCTCTTGCATCGGCTGTGGCAGGTATGATTTTTTTAGTTGCTGTCGTTGCCGGAATTGCTGGCTCATTTGGTTTAAACCAGTGCGTTACTGCTGGCTTGCCGGGGTTATCCACGACTTCTACATCTTCCCCATATTGGTCTGCCATAGACGATAAAAAGTCCGGTAGGCCGCCGTCAGGGTCTAATCCTTTCGCTATACGATCTTTTCGCATCTGCATAGCTTGTTGAGAAATACTTAACCTTTGTTTCGATATACCTAAATTCTGCCTTTGCATATCTTGTGAGAAGTTCTTATCTCTTATTGCTCTCGCTTGCTTTTCAGCATCGTCAGCGTTCACCGAATAACGGTCTTTTAGACCTCCGTTTACAAAGTCGTAAAGGTTTTTCTGGTAAAGCATTTCTCCATAAGGGCTATCCCTGTCAATCTGTTGCCCGGTAGCATTTACATCGCTTAATTGTTGTCTGGTCATTCGCTCTACTTTGGCTGCGATTGCATTATTATTACCGAAGTAAGATTGTAATTCCGGTGGGAGAACTTTTACTGTTTGTCCGTTCTGGTCAACATAAGGAGTTTTACCATCAAGGGAATAGTCTTGTGACTTTAATTGAGTGGTAAAGCCTCCCCTGCCATCGGGTACTACATCAAGTGCCTTAGAAGGGAATTTAGTTGCGCTGTAACCCCTGCTGATTATATTCCCTTTGTTGTCTATATTAGAAGGCACTTTAGGGTTATCAGTAGCAAGTCCTTGAATATCTTTATTTAGTGCTGCTACTGATGTACCTTCTGAATAAAGGTCTTGCCCATGTTCTTTAAGAACGTCTTGAAGATAATTTTGTGTGGGATCAATCTCACTTAAATCTTTAGGAACAATATTCCCATTGGCATCGGTCTTTGAGAACATCTTTGAAGAAAGTAAGTTTGCAAGGGCTTCTTTTTGAACGCCAGGATTATCTTTAGCGTAATTGGTCGCTGCATTTACTACGTTCTCGTGCGCTTGTTTAAGTGCTTGATTATAGCCGTTTAATTCTCCGGTTTTATCGTAGATATACTGGTACGCGGATTGTTCACCTTCGGTTTTCAGTTTATTAAGGGCTTCGTTGGCATACTGTGACATTAATCCTTGCATCTGCGGATTAGAGCCGTCAGTTTTTAAGAAATTAGGGTTAAATATATGGCTGCTGATAGCAGAATTTACCCTGTTCCTCATTTGCTGATCTTCCCTTTGCTGCATGGCTTTTTCCTGCCTTCTTCGCTCTGCCATTTGAGCAAACTGGTCGCTAAAATGGATAAGGGCGGCGTTATTTGTTGGGAGGACACCAGAACGATCACCAAGATAATTACCGTTTATATCAGGCACAGACTTTAAGTTTTATTTTGTGATAAATGCCTCCAGTGTTTACCTAAATAAAGATCGGATATGAAAGATTGCTTTTTACCAAACATCTCACCTATCTTTTTTTGAGTAAGACCAGAATTTTTGTATTTTAAAATATTTATAATTTCTTCTTCTTTGTATTTAGTAAGATTACAATTTTCTCCTCTGTACTTGTGCAAGCCAGTATCAAATGCGTGTATTCCGTTTTCTCTCCTTGTTGCCCATTCTAAATTTTCAATTCGGTTATCAGTTTTGATCCCATTTATATGATTTACTCCGTACTTATTTTCAGGATTAGGGATAAAAGCTATTGCCACAAGTCTGTGTATATCGAAATCTTTGCCTTTATTGTTTTTACGTAAACAAACGCTATCATAGCCATTTCTTCTTGGTCGTGGTGCAAGAATCATTTCTTTAGATGTTACTATTGCTACTCCGGTATCCCAAGTCTTTGGCAACGATTTAACTCTGCCTAAATTACTTACCTGATACCTACCTTCATATTCTAAAATGTCTTTCCAAATTTCTATCTTTTCATTCATAGCTTCATGTTTAATTACTATGTAATTTAGTAATTATGCGTGATAAAAACTAATATTTTTAGGCATTGTTATTTATTTTGTTTCCAACTGGCGTAAGCCAATGCTCCGTTTTGAAAATCATTGATTCCGTTTCCTATATTTTGAGTTGCTGCGCCTCTTAAAGCGTTCTTCTCATTGATTGCTTCTAATCTTTTTTGAAGGTCGCTCTGGTACACTTTGTCACCTTCGTTAATCATTGCGTTGGAAGCCTGATTATAATTATTCAGTGTGTTTAGTTTCCATTGCCCCTCTTGTTGTTGAAGCCCTTGAAAAGCGTTATCTGTGTTCCCTTGAATACCTCCTAACATGGCAAGGGCTTGTGAACCACTTGTGGCATTACGTTGTACGGCTCCCATCGCATTGGCTTGTGAACCCATAATATTTTGTTCGGCTGCTCCCATTCCTGGTTGCCGTGAGTTAAGTAACATTTGGGCTTGCCCCATCATTTTTTGAGCATAGGGTGAAGTTGTGTAGGATGCGTCCGGTACGACCACTTTGTTGGCTAATTTGTTCTGGTGCGCCCCAAATAACCCTTTTATAAGTCCTCCTGCTGCTATGGTTGCGCCTACTGCGATAAAGCTCATTGTAGTTTATTTTGTGTTAAGTTGTATAATTGTTTAATCTCGTCCGGTAATAATGGGTTGTCATGCGCCTCTATTAGCCTGTTCTCTATTTCAAGTAAATCTTCGCTATCGTCATCGTTTCTGTGAATTGTTGTCCATGTACAATCTTCGATAACAAATAATATCCTTCTGGTTCCCGGTTCCGTTATTCCACAATACGGGGCTTCGAGTGTTTCAATCCTATCTCCGATCATCACGTTTACTTTTCCCTTTGAGATAATAAATGGGTGCTGTGTTTTGTGTATCTTGGTTGTCGCTATAAGTCCCGATGGCATAAATAGTTCCCTTATATACAGTCCTTTCGTAAACCTGTGAACTAAAGGGCATTCGATTAACTCACCTTGTATTAAGGCTCCTTCAAATTCATCTATTTTATGGTGGTCAATCATTGCTGGTTTATTAAAGTCCCTGTGTTTATAATGTTGCCGATATTGGATACTCTTAATTCTAACTTAGACGGATCGTTTACAAATTCATACTGCAACATAGTCAGTAACGCTTTTCCGAATAACCTATCGCCACTCAATTGTTTTTTGTTGTAGTCTCCTGTCACATTGGGTGAAAGTCTGTCCCTGAATAGTGACGCTTCGATTACGCCTTGTCTGCTTATAAAATCCGTATTAATAAGGTCTGAACTCTGTGTGTAAGGATCTTCCGTTCTGAAATGTACCCATGAAGGTATCTTATTGGATTCCAGTCCTATTGATAAGAAAGTATGTATAGCTCCCGGATTATTAGCAAACATCAGATTAGCGGTGTACTGTGTACCGTAGAAGTTACATAGGTTCTGTTGATTATGAACCCACAAAGCACCGTCTTTAAATGAATAAAGGTCGTTATCCATCTTTACGAAGAACTCTGTCTGGAAACTCATTGAACCAAACCAAACATCTGCTTCGTGTTTATAAACTAAGGTCTTGCCTTGCCCATCGTAAATGTCATACGGATAAATTACACTTGGGTAATCTGTCAAATATCCTTTCGGCGGTGTTTCAGTAGAAGGTATCGAGAAAAGCACTTCCTGATGGTAAGGGTCGAACCCTCCTACTATAAAAGGATCACTACCTAACGCCTCTATCTGGGAAGTAGTAAGGCTTACAAATTTCTTGGAGAATAGTTTAGCCGGACGAACAAGTTTCTTCTTACTTAAAGGGTAAAGCCCATTGGTAGAGTATTGGACTGCACAAGCATTTCGTGTGTCCCACCAAAACACCTGACCATTGTACTCGAATACACTTTCGGGGTTCTTAGTTCCCATAGAACCCATTAAGGCTTTTATTGTACCGATTACACCACTTGCCTTTGCTATAAAGGCGCTTCCTTGTGTATCGAAAACCTCTTGTTCTCCAAGATACATACTTACGGTTTCTTCCTCACAGATAGCGAGCATAACTGTTCCGTCTGTTTGTATCTTGTTAGATAGTTGTAATTTCTGAATAGGGCCGTTTTCTGAACCTAAAGTTTCATCGTTTAAAGCACTGAATGAGGACAGTCCGTTTACTTTGGTTCCCTGTAAATAGGTGTCTGAAAAAACAATATTGTCGGGTAGTAACTTTTGCCCTATTCTATCAACGGTATTTGGACGTCCAGCATCGGTAAACCACGTTAAAGGGTGCTTATCATTCGGACTTACCGATTCGAGATAGTAGTCTGTGCCTCCTACGGTTCTTTTGACTATATAAGTGTCGCCACGTACTTGCCCTGTGAGGGTACTGTAAGTCCGTGAAGAAGTTCCGGCATTGGTTATCGGATAACATTGGGCAACCTCGTAGAACGTATCATCACCGCCCTGTTCCTGTGGTGTTCTGATCTCGTAAACTATCGGCGGTGGAGAAGCTAAACTACCCAAATCCTTGTAGTTCATTATTACCCACTTACCATCAGTATCAATTACTTCAGAGTAGATAGGTGTAGTATCGCCACTTCTATACAAAACTGCTATGTCCTTATCTTGTTTGGTGTACCCGATATTGTTATTAAGGAGTTCTGAAATATCTATTCCTACCCCAATAATGTCATCGCCTGGCGTTGTTGTTGTGTACTGGTAAACGCCGGTATCATCTTTGGTGACGTACTTATAATTGGTAGCCACACCTTCGATAAAGAAATTGATGTTCTTGCTCTTAGTAATAACAATCTGATAGTGAGTTGCCCACAAAGGAATTTCAGCTAAAGCATTCGTGTTTTGTAGTTGCCACTTCAAATAAGTGTAATACGAATCGTAGGCAAACTTTCTCGGTGGAATGGTGATTACTCCGGGCAATTCTACCACGCCACATTTACGCTGAAAAGTATCTAAAAACTCAATGCTTACTTTATAGGTTGAATCGGTCTTGAAAAACACACCTGTCAGTGGTACAACCAGCCCAATATTTGTAACCGTTACATCAGCAATCGGATCAGTCGGCATTGTGGTAAAATAATTAACCACAATGTCATACCCAGGATTCAAATACTGGATATTCTGCATGAAGAAGAACGTAAAGTCATCTCCTACCGGGCAGATATACTGAAGTGTGCTAAAATCAACTGTTGTTTCAGAAACATCACCAAAATTTGGCCCCTGAAAATAAATTCCCGGACTATTATCAGTAAGTTCTATAACTGCATAATTATAATCAGAGTTGATCGTGCCTGTGCCGTTTTGAGGGAAGCCTTGAAACTCTATGTGTGCCCATTTCCACGTTGTTGTTTCTGTGTTTGAGGTCGCACCACCTTGTAAAATTGAATTAGTGAGGGATGACACCGAAGGGGTATCGTATCCAAGAAGGTTATTCCCTAAAAACGCGCGATCTTTTGCAAGTTCAAAAGTCTTTGAAGTAATCGGAACCGTCTCAAATAGCTTGGAAGAGAATACATCATCTAATGCTTCCCCGAAATAATCTCCTTTAAAGACAAATTCAAGTTGTTTTGAAGCGGCGTTGTGAAGGTTTATTTCACTGAGATCAGCGGCATTGTATCTTGCCCATTTCTTGATAATGAAGTACTTGGAACTTTCCTTATTTTGGGCGACAAGAAATATTTCTAAAACATCCTGCTGTATTTTTTCTGCGAAAGGAATTCTCAGGTCAATTACATCATAATCTTCTTCGTCAAACGTATAGTTGAACAGAAGTGAACGAGTAGATGTTACCGATGTCTCATAATCTTTAAATGTATAGTAATAGCAGAATTGAAGCGAAAGATTTTTAATGAAGTTTTGCACAACTGATATGCCCAAGTCCGAACCTTTGGCTTTGGCACATTCTAAAGGTAGTTGCGGCGCTCTCCTTATTAAAGTGATGTTCTCCTGCTCGTAAGGAACAAAAGTATCGTGTGTAGTACTATTGAAGTCTATCCAATATTGAAAATTTATTCGTCTTGGCTGGTTTAGGTTGTCTGTCCAGTATAAAAGGTCGCCTATTACCTTCGCGTTTGTCCAAATTCTTGAATACTTATCGAATCCTAAGCCACCGTTTACCTGTTCATTTTTTAGAACCGTGTAAGTTGTGGCGGCTAACCTGTCATAACAGTATATACCGTGACTTCCGTTTGAGTTCCAGTTAAAAAAAATTATTCTCTTTTTTGTTTCATCTGCTACTCCACCGATACACTTATTAGAACCTGCGGGAAGTGTATTAAATAACAGTGTGTTCCCTCCTACTGCCTCTACTCGTCCGGTTGCGCCACTATCAGTAGTGAACGTCCGTATATTAGAAGCGTTTACCCATTGCCCTTTCGTTATAACTGAAAAGTCATCGTCAGCATTTAAGCCCTCACTAAATATTTTACGATAGTTCTGCATTTATATAACAACTGTCTACATTGTAAATCCGTGTACAATCTTCACCCATCTGTAATTCTACGTCATATTTTACCTTGCTTTCGTAAAAGTGAACGCAAAACACTTTAGCCGCAATCTCTTGTCCTTCTACAAAACACACTTTTACTTTTTCTCCAATTTGCGCCTTTGATGGCAGTTTGTTTCCCTTAACTGTACTCATATTATTCCTAAACCGCTTAGCCGGTTTCTGCTTTAATGTTTAATATCTTTTTCGATGGAACTTAATGCCTCATTGTACGCTTCCATAAAATGTTCCTCAGTCGTCAAGTTGTTTTTAATATAATGAGGTGGTAAAAAAGAACCTTTACTTTTTTCAATTGCCAAAGACATAATATCCCACTTGACAGTTATTTTAAAATCTTCCTTTACCATAACCAGTTCGTCATTACATAACTCATCCTGAAAATATAAATAGATACGATATTCCATATCAATTTCTCTGCTTTCAGTTTTCGTTTCTGTTACTTTTACTTTTGCCATGCTTTTTATTTTGGCGCTCCACTTGAATTTTTATAGATGGAAGCCTTAATATCATTTAGGGTTAAGTCGCTCATTCTGGCTCTTAACCGTTTGTGTTCTTTTGTGAATAGTATCTCTGCTCTCTGTCTTTCTCCTTCACCATAACTACGTCCGTTCTCCTTAATTTTCCAGTTTATAAATGCCTCAATAGTTGACTTGGCATAAGGAGTAATCTGTGTGGCGTTATCAATCTCGCTACCGTCACTTAGATATTCCAGTACGATATAATCCGCATCTATTGAATTATGTAGTTGGATTTCGTTTCTTTCGGGCAGTACTTTGAAGCTGTCTGACCTATCAACTCTCAGTCCGTATGAACGTCCTGTATATTCAAGATGATCGTTATAATTCAGGTAGTACCCCGCAAAAGTTGTGTAGAAGTAATTCTGAATCATATCCGAATTAAACTCGCTCCCAAATGGTATCTTCCCCGAATCGGTTATCGTGGCTACAGGTACGCTTATACTGCCTCCGGTTATGGTGGCTGTGAGTACGTCACCTACGGCATAATTTTGACCTCCTGCGGTTAGTGTTGCTGTTATTACGCTCCCTGCCTTTGTAATGCTTGCTGTTGCTCCGGTTCCAAAACCTCCGGTTAAGCTCACTGAATAAGTCCCATCAGTTCCGGTTCCTGTTGATGTGCCTAAAGTTGCGATTATCCCTTGTGTAGTAAAGTTATTCCTCCGGTTCATGCCTTCTCTCTGAATGAGGGGTTTAATAAACTGACCTGCCTCTATTCCTATTTTAGTCCAGTCCATATAATCATCAGGAAGTCTCACTGCGAAATAATCATTTACCGGAAGTCTTACAGTGCGTATATTACCTATTGAATCAAAGCTAATTTCTTCAAAACATCTTGCAGCATAAATGAGGAAATCTATATAAAAGTGTATAGGATACCTCTTTTGAAGTAGGTATCCTTTTACAATAGTATCAAGTGAAGAATATTTCATTATCTTTTATTTACAGGCTCCTCTGCCCTACTATCTACTCTTAAATCCGGTTGCGGGGTAGGCATCAGTAATGCTACTACTTCTGTGATTATTTGCGCTGCCATATCGGACGACAACGGTAACAAATCGTAATCTCCGTATTGGTCAAGGTCAGCTACTACGAGTTGCATATCTACGCTGTTTACATTCTCGCCTTGCGCACTGGTAATATCTTCTGTAAAGACCACGTACCCATCTCTTACTTCGTACCCTACTTCTCCTAACAGGTCATTAATTAGGTTCTGCTCTTTAATAAAGGCAGCCTGTCCGTTTTGAAGTGGTATATATTGACGTAATGAGGTAAGCATTAATATTTTATTTTAAGATATTCTCCTAAGTTAAGTGGCGCAGAGAATTGGATATAGTTGTTGGTTTTTACTTTAGTGAAGAATATGTTCCCATCAAGCGGATCAATAGAAGGAACAGGGAAGTTGCCCCTGATAATCTCAAAATCAGTATCAGCAATGTTCGCAAACGCATTTGAGGTAACGATGCTGCTTCCAGCTACTATTCCTGTGATCGTTTCTGTTGTACCCACTACTACTTCGGTTATTCCTACTGCCGCCTGGATAGTGAAGCCTGTTGATGGTACGGGTAACGGATTAATATTACCTCCCGAAGCGGGGCCTACAAAATATACCCCCATGTTCTTCCTTAAACTTATCGGCATAGCAGGTAGTTTGGCTCTGCTGAGGTTGTTTTTGTAGGTCGCTACCGGAATATCGTTATAACAAGCTATCATTAAACCTTCGGGAATAGTCTCGTCACTTGGCAGTGTCACACTTAGGTATTCAGTCTTTAGTTTACGGTTAATAGTCTGTTGGATGAAAGCCTGTACCATACGCGGTTCAAACTTCTTTCCCGCCGATGGATTGCCACCTTCAAGTAAAGCTGAAACAGTTTCGTATAAATATTGTTTGGTTACAAGTGCCATTATGCTACTAATTCATAAGTTTTTTCAAAAATGTCCGGCTTACAAGGATAAAATTCACCGTTAACGCCTTTGATTATCATATCACCTTTTTGTGCTGACATAATACCTTCTAATGTTGGAATGTAAACTGTACCAGAATCGATATTCATATTATACCTTCCTGACTTTTCAATCCACCATTCCGGTGCTTTATCGTGCATCCATTTAAATGCTTCGATTACTACTGGTTTTTTTCTAAAAAATGACATAGTTGATGGGTTTATGGGTTTTAAATGTCTTGATTTTGTTTAAGTTCAGAATATTGTAATACCAACTCGTCCGACAAGTTCACTCCAAACATATTTATCGTTTTCATCAGTATCTTATTGATTGAAGTTTCAGCCCATTCAAGTTGTACAGATGTACTAGGATTATAAGTGATTGTTCTTCCTGTTTGTGCGTAAGCAAATACAGGTTTCTTTGGTCGCCGTAGATAATACACATACCCAGTCAAAGAAACTTGTGGGTATAGTTGAATAGAATCTGCTGATTCCATACCAACCGGATCAGTTGAAGTAGGTGCAAGTATCTGGCTGTCTAATCTCTCTGAAATCTCGTCCTCTGAAAGCATCTTAACAGGCTTAAAACGGTTCTTAGTTCCGTCATAATAACTTACCGAAACGCTTAGTAGTGATTCAAAATAAGGATCAACACCTTCAGTCTTAGGAAGTGAAACTTTACCATCTGAAGCGGTAGTAAAAGGAAGTTTTTCAGAAAAAACATTAAGCGGATCGGTAGATTTTTGATTCTTACCGTAGATATTAAGACAGGTGGCGAACCATGCCATTTGTGCCCTATGGGTAATTGTGTCAATTTCTTCGGGTGAAAGCCAACCGCCTTGTTCTTTATTAACAAAGTACCTTACTGTGTCGTGAAAATCTTTTAAATCCATTATTTCTTAGCTATTATACGGCGGCTTGGAAGTATATAATGCTCCTTGCCTAAAATGTTGTACTTCTGAACAAATCTTGGCTCAAAGCATACAACATCTCGCACGTTGCAGCTAA